CAGGAAGAGGATGTACGGATATATCTAATTCTTCTATAGGATATTTCATAGTATTATCCTTCACAGCTTAAACATTCTGTGTCTTCCAAGTTAATTCTTGGTATCTTTATATTAACATTCTCAGCAGATTTAGCTGCATCTGATCTTAAATAATATAAAGATTTTAAATTATGCATCGCATACCAATGCACATCGTTAACATACTGTAAGTATTCATTGTGTACTTCTTGATCCTCTGTTGCTTTAGGAGGAACGAAAAATAAATTAACACTTTGACTTTGACAAATGTAAGGTTGTCTAATCTTTGCATGTTCTACAATTTGTAATTGATTTATTTCATCTGCTGTTTTAAATATTTCTTTTTCTTCTTTATTAAATATTTTAATATTTTGAATAGAACCTCTTTCATTTGAAATATCTTTCCAAATTTTATCTCTTTCTTCTATATTTAATCCTTTCTTTTTAAGTGCTTTTTCTAAGAATTTATTTTTAACTTTGTAATTACCGGAGAGAGTTTTGTGCGTATATATGTTAGCACGATACGGTTCAACAGAAGGGGAAGTGCCACCACATATAATACTAGAACTGGCATTAGGAGCAACAGCGAGAAGGTGAGAGTTACGATTATTGCTACTATGTACATCAGGAGCTTCACCACGTATCTCAGCGAGTCTTTGAGTTGCTGTAACAGCTTCGGTTTTGATGTGAGAAAAGATTGTATTGTTAATACCAGTTTGTTGTAACCCATTAAAAGATAATCCTTTACTTTGGAGATATGCATGGAATCCCATTGCTCCCAAACCAATTGACCTTTCTCTATAAGCTGAGTATGCAGCTTTAACCATACCTTCTTTACCTTCTTTAACATAAGTTTTAAACCTCTTAAAATTTGCAGTATATCCACCTAATCTAGATGTGTCTACTATGTCTTCAATAAAATGTTCTAATACATTGTCGAGCATTGTAATTAAATCATCTATAAATTGTTTGTCTTTCTTCCACTTATCAAAGTGTTCTAAGTTAACACTTGATAAACAACAAACAGCAGTCCGTTCTTCGTTGGTAGGTAAAGTAATTTCAGAACATAAGTTGCTCTGTTTAATTTCTAAACCTAATGCTTTTTGTTCTTCAGGTAAAGCCTCATTACATTTATCTATATTAATAAGATAAGGCTCACCTGTTTCTGCTCGTGCTTCAAGCAGCTTCATCCATAACTCTCTAGCATTTACTACTTTAGTAGGCTCGTTAGTTTTAGGATCAATCAACCTCCACTCTGCATTGTCTTTAACACACTCTAAAAATTCATTAGTAATGTTAACTGCATTATGTAAGTTTAAATTCTTTCTATTTATATCACCACCTGATGCTCTTCGCATGTTAATAAACTCTTCAATCTCAGGGTGAGATATATTTGAGTAGGCTGCGTAGCTTCCTCGTCTTGTTGTGCCTTGATTAAAGGCAAGCATTTCTGAATCTACGACATGCATAAAGGGGATCGAGCCAGTAGAACGAGAACCGTTGCCAGTTGAAATACCATCACTCCTAACATCTCCCCAATATCCACCGATACCTCCACCTGAACTTGCGAGCCATATGTTTTCATCATAGTGATCAGAAAGACCAACCCTCGAATCAGGTACGTAATTGAGAAAGCAGCTAATAGGAAGCCCACGAGTTGTTCCTCCGTTACTAAGTATAGGAGTACTAAACATAAACCAATGATCGGATGCATAATTATATAACCTCTGTGCTAAATTAAAATCTATATAGCCTTTGTAAGTTGCACTAAATACTGCTGCTCTTGCAAAAGCTTCTTGTGGGCTTTTTTCATCTGCCCAAAAATATCTGTCCTTTAATGTGTCTATACTAAACTTATCAAGTTTGCTGTCTTTACTATAATCTATTTGAATGCCTAAATATTCCTCAGTCATTCGTGTCTCCTAAATGTATAGCTATAATTGCGTAGTGTATTATTTTGAGTAAGTCTTCTTTTTTATATGTTTCGTCTTTCTTACCACATCTCATAGCGTACTTCATAATGTTACCCATACAGAATCCTTCTCCATGTCCTGCATCTATAATCATATCAGTTGCTTGATACTTACCTTGTGCATAGTGTCTGTCGTATGTTTCATCTACATACTTTTCTATTTGTTGTATTATATTTCCTTCGTTAAATTTATAACTCATGTTTCTCCTTAATGTATTGTTGTTCCGTCAGGAATTTCATTTGTTCTATCTTGTATTTTTAATATTAATAATTCTTCTAGTCTTAAAAGTAAAGCTATGTCCATATCCTCAGACGTTTCTCCTTGAAAAACAAACCCACCAAGTATAAACAATAGATCATCTAAACTTATTGTATTTAAATTATATTCAGACATTCTCTGTTACCAAATCATCAAGAGTTAAATTAATATTTTTCTTTAATCTTTTCTCTACCCATTTATGATTCATAAAAGATAAATGAAGAGTGTATCCTTTATAGTAATATTCTTGATCGGGAAGAGCTTGATCTAATGTTTCTTCAGTTATCTGTTGGTCGTCAGTTAATAAACTATTAATCCATTGTACCTGAATTTTCTCTGCTTGTCTACGAATAAATTTAGCTTTCTTGCCATTCATCTGTGATCTCCTGTACTCGTGGTTCTACCACTAGGTCTGTGAAAAAGACAGGACCTCTTGCATAATTATAAATACGCAATCCTTGTCCGTTGTTTGATTCAGCATGGCATTCTATTTTATGAGGACACCATGTACATTCTCTTGGAAGTTTAAAGTTGCCCTGCGTTCCTTCTGCTACCGGTTGATAACATAACTCAGGTGGTTCAGACTTTTTTAGCGTTGCCTTCAACCCTTTAATTTTAGACTTTATATCAGGTTTGTCAAGCTCATCAGGTCTAAAAAACCAAAGTTCTCCTGTTTCTTTATTGATAGCTAGAAAACCTCCTTGATCTGTGCCTTCTGCTTCTTCATATCCTGCAAGTTGTGCCATGTATCCAAAGCTGTCGTTGTCAGGTAGAGTACCATTCTTAAATTTATTAAAGGCAAAGCCTGATGTAGATTTAATATCTACTACCTCTCCATCTATTTTACAATCCATGTGTCCTTTGATACCACCAACATTAACTTCTTTCTGTTGATCCGTAATCTTATGTCCAGATAATTTAACAAGGAAGACTACAAGAGCTTCAAGAATATGACCATATAAAAACTTAATCATTAACGTAGCCTGTAAATCTTTTGCTTTTATTTTTGAATGTTTATTGTACCAAAGCTGTCGAGCAGGCTTACCTATGTTGGACATGCGTAAAGCATCTTTAGTCTTAGGTTGTTTTTTAACCCAGTCTCGCATAGCTGATTTCATATCTTCACCAAACGAATCAATCATTTCTTCTGAGATATCTAATCCCTCTCCTTTTGTGAGGGGAGCAATAGCTTTGTATATATCAGGTACTATGTTTGTTAATTTTTTATTTGCCATGATTTACCCACCTTAATTTTCGGGTATCTGGATTGAATCCTAATAACTTTACATTTAATTCTTTTTGTTCTTCTGTACGACTCATCTTACCTCGGTACTGAGGTTTCTTTTTATCTCTAGACATAGTCTTAACATCAACGAAAGTAGTATCACCATCTTTCATTGCAATCATATCTATTGGACCAGTACATCCTGAGTTTTGAAATACTTCATAGCCATTATCCCACAGCCAAGTAACTGCATAAAACTCTGCCATATCTCCTTTTCTACTTTTTGAATGTTTTTTAATGTGTTTCACTCCAATCACCTCCTATTTTATATTCCCCTGTTAAAGGGCAACGCATGTTATAATATTCACCTGCTTTTTCTAAGCAACCTACAGCCAATGCTCCTACATGATCTGCTATATCTTCTCTAACTTCCATCTGCCATTCATCGTGGATGTTAGCTACAAACTTAGCATCATATGTATTTAGTTTAATTAAAGAGTCTAACATAGCTAGTGCTCTTTTCATAACTATTGCACCACCACCCTGTAATAAACTATTCAAAGCAGCATGTTCATTTCTAATAAATATCTTACGACCATCTAATCCTTTAAGGTATCCTCGTTTAGACGCTTTAAATACTCTTTCTCTAAGAGTTCTAAGTGATGGGTTATTAGAGAGGAAGCGTTCTTTAAGTTCTGCTCCACGCTTTTTACCTCCTCCAACCACACTCCCAATTTTTGCATCTCCTGCCCCATAGATAAAGGCATAGATGAAAGTCTTACTCTGATCTCTTGATTCAAGTCCTGCAGCTCTTTGATTAGCTGTGTGTATGTCTCCTGTTGTAACTTCATTTGTGTAATCCTCATCGTCCATATAGTGTGCAAGCATTCGTAGTTCAAGACCACTAGCATCTACACCTAATAATTTATAACCATCTTTAACTGTCCAACAAGCTCTACATTCCTTCCCATATTCACTAGCTAGACTAGGAACTTGAGCTACGTTAGGAGACCTGTGAGACATTCTACCTGTGATAGTACCATTGGGTACTACAAAACCATGCACTCTATTATCCTCAGCTACTGCTAGTATCCATGAATCTATCTGTGCAATTCTCTTTTGTAATAAAAGAAACTCTGCTATTAGTCTAGCCTCAGGGATCTTTTTTACTTTAGCTAATGAAGATTCATTAACAATAGGCTGACCTGTAGGTGTAAACTTATTAGGTTTCCAACCAAAGTCTTTTAAGTATTCACCAATTTGTTTACGACTACCTAGATTAAAAGGTTGTAGCTTCTGTCTCATAAAAGGTTTCAAGTCAGCAGTTGCTAATACTTTTTCATATTCCTCAGCAGTCAAGCCTGATTTAGATAGTGTACCATTCTTCTTAAGTTTAGGTGTTACTAATTTTATATCAACCATCTTAGGTTTAAATACTTTCTGTACTTCTTTTTCAACTTGAAACATTCTTTCTTTTAGTCTTGCAACTAGAAGCATAGCCTGCTCTTGTTTAAATTCAAAGCCTGTATCTTCCTGTTCTTTTAAAATTAAAGCAACAGAATGTTCTAAATTGATTGACTCTTCTGAAAAATCTTTACCATCTTCAAGTAATCTTTTATAAACTCTTTCGTTTAGTATAACATCTTGCTGACAATACTTCAACATATCATTATTATAACTATCCCAATCTTCAGGTTGTTCAGCCTTAGGCATACCTACTACGTATCCCCACGTTTTTAAACTGTGACCATTCTCTCGTATAGGATTAAAAAGTCTAGACATAACTAAAGTATCTTTGATAACTTTCTTATTTAAATTTACACCATGTAATTTTTCAATGACAGGTATATCAAAACCTAAAATGTTATGACCAATAAGAACATCTGCTTCTGCAAGATACTCTATACCTTCTTTTATTCTAGTAGGACCGAATGAAACTACTGGTTCACCTAAAGGCTTGGCTACAATACACCAAATCTTATCAGGCTTTAAACCATTAGCTTCTATATCAAATACAATTTCTTTCATGTGTTCTCCTAAAATGGTAGATCATCTAAAGTTTCTTCATCTGTGAGTTCACTCATACGACCTGTATTTGTGTTGTACAATAGACTACAGGCTTTACCTGTGTCTCCCGTGTATCTAGATTTAAGAACTCTAACTGTTGTAGTGTTAGCTTCTTGTTCATCTTCTGCTTGTTGATTTCTTTCTAAAGCTATGACACAATCTGATAGTTGTGATATACCTTGTGAACCTCTAAGATGAGACAAGGAAACTTCAATACCCTGCTCGTGTCCTCTTTCTCCTGCTGCTCTTCTAAGATGTGTTACTAAGAACATACCAACACCTGTCTCTTCAACAAGAGAACGTAAACGATTCATAAGATTATCAATTCCTCTACGTTCATCAAATTCAGTAAGCTGATTCACTAGCATATGTAAGTGATCAACGATTACCCAATCACATTCACAACCAACGATCATATATCTAAGCTTAGAAAATATTTCATCTATATCAGTAGCTCCTAAATGAGCATGGATAAATACTTTATCTTTCTGAATAACTCTATCAAACAACTCGGTGAGCTGTTCGTCTGTGTAATTCTTTCTCTTCTCTTCAAGATACAAACGATCATTAGCTTCTATAGATACAAGACCATCAGCAGTTCTAAGCCAGTTCTCTTCAAGAGCTATGATACCTACATTATCTTCTGTGTTCTTAATAAGATAATGAGTAAGCTCTCTTGTAACACTAGACTTACCTAAGCCTGTACCACCTGTAAGTGTAACCAACTCATTTTTTCGCATACCATAAAGCTTTTTGTTTAAGCCTTCCCAAGGATATGCAATACTTTCTTTAGTCTCTCTCTCCAACCATTTATCTTTGGCACTAGAAAGTTCCATGATACCTGATGGTGTGTAAGTCTTAGCTTCCCACCAAGCTTTTGTAAACTGTGCGTACTGTCCTTGTTCAAGCATAGCATTAGCATCTTTAAAACCTTGAGGTAAAGAAACGATCTTAGCCTTTCCCGGTTTTATAATACGAGCAACTTTTCTAGCTGCTTCTCTACCATGTTTGTCGTTGTCAAAACAAATGATAACATTGTCGAATGATTCAACAAACTCTATGCTGTCTCTAATATCTCTAACTGCACCCTGAGCACCACGTTTAATAGAAACAGAAGCCCACTTCTTATCAAAGATTTCGTAGACTGCCATTGCATCACACTCACCTTCGGTAATAGTAAGATACTTACCACCACCTCCAAAGAGTTGTTCTCCAAATAAACCTGTGCCTTCGTAACCTCCATCGACTGTAAAGCCTTTAGTGCTAACTGTCCTTGTTTTTGTGGATACTATCTCATTACTATTGTAGTAAGGATAGATGTGCTTCTGCACCTGACCTGCACTATTATAAACAACACGCACAGCATACTTCTTAGCAACAGCTTCACTAATCTTACGATCAGTTAAGTCACCAAAGACTCCTGTGTATGAGTTTAAAAATGTAGTAGGTTCTTTATGCATTGACATCTCCACGATAGTACCATCAAGAGCGTCTTGATAGTTTTTGAAATGGCTCTCGCAACTAAAACAGTAGCCTGAACCATCTTTGTTAGTAGAAACGGGATCACTGCCACCACACTTAGGGCATGGTAAGTTGTGTTTATCCCAATTACTTTCTTCCATATAACCTCCTCATAAAAAAATGAGGGCAAGCTACTACAACCTGCCCTCGATCCAACGATGATACTAAAGTTACTTAGTATCTTCTTTATCATCAGCAGTGTCGTCTTCTTCAACAACCTCTTCGGGAGCTGTAGTTTCATCAACCATAGCTTCCTCAGTTAGATTATTGTTAACAACATTACTGAATACCGAGTTCGCAGCGTTCAATGTTAACCTTAATTGATTTAAAAAAGCTAACATGTTTACTGCTTGCTGTCCTTCAAGAGACAATAAACCTGTATCATATATCTTAGAAGAGCCATCTTCTTGAGGTATAGTTATAGGTGCTCCCGAAAATTGAGGGGATTCAGCCATTAGAACTCCTCCCCATCCAGTAATTCAGCTCCATCTTCGGAACGATACTCAACAAGATCAAGCACTTGAACAGCTTGTAAATCCAAGCCTGTATAAGGTCCAAACTTATTCTCGCCTTCGTATTCATTATACTGAACCTTGACTTTAGAACCATTACCAACTGAGTAGTTAACTTCTTGTTTGTCTGCATCCAGTAATCTAGGTGCAGGTCTGACCATTCCATTAGGTCCATTAACTTTTCTTTTGATAACGATTGATGGTCCTTCATCAAGTTGTTTGATCGTGTGTCCTCGTGACGCAAAATCATTTGCAGTATCCTCATCAACCACTAGATTGATTGTGAATACTGGTTCAAATCTGGTATTAGGTGTTTTAATACTTGCCCAATACGCAGTTCCTTCTTGTACTGCCATATTTTTCTCCTTGTTATTTAACAGTATTATAAAAAACCATAGCTAACTCTTTCGAGTTGGGGCTATGAGCCAGTTGCCCCATCACCTCAGATAACTGAATTAAGCAGCACCTTGAGGAGGATGGAGATAGAGGGCATAGCTACTTAATGACTCAAGGAAATTGCCTTTAATATTAAGGTCATATCTTTGAGTGTAAGAAGTATACCACATCTAATTTTTTTATGCAAGCAATTTATTTAAGAAATTTATTATTCCTGATTGCTCACTTGAATCTATATATAAATTGTATATATCAGATGTGCCTGAATGTACGACAGTGTACGTGTCTTTATTCTTATACATCTCTTCACCATTATGTGTACAAAAGATATCCCATTCTTTGAACTGGTCCTTTGTTAATTTAAAATGTTCGCTTCCTTCCATATTAATTCTCCAAAACTTTAATTGAAATCTGACAATCTTTTACATCACCATACCTTGTAAAAGAATTAATAAATTTTGTTACAGCACCTTGTAAATTACTAGGTACTTTATTATTAAATCTTACATTTGTAATTGTATCATTTATTATATCATAAGTTACTAAGAATTTATAGTCTCTTCTAATATTTAATTTAGAAATGTATTTATTTAATCTGTTGTTTGCTCTCGGACACGAAACTATAACAGGGCTAACTGGCATAGTTTCTATGTTAGGTATATCAAACATCTCTGTTTCAGGATTGTAAAACCTTTCAATAGATGGTGATTCATCTATGTTCGTTGGCTCTGGTGTATTTTCAACAGCAGGAACTTCAGTCTCTTCAATAGGCTTAAGTTCTTCTTTACGTTCGATATAAATTTTCTCATGCTTGTGTCTTTCTAGCTCACTTGAAACAAAATCTATATCTTCTCTTAATATGTATTCCATATTGTCGAAGTCTGTTAAAGTATTACCTATATATTCGTTTGCTTTATTAATATTCTCTTCGGCTTGACTTATTCTTTGATCAAGAAGATTCAGACCTACATTAAGTCTTTCTCTTTCTTGTAACGAAGAATAAAAATTCACACCAACAAGTATAATCAATAATGCTATTATCATCTTTTCAATTTTCATTGTCTTCTCCTTATTAATTTATAATTATTAAACCATTTACGTTTTTTGTAAACTTCCATTGTTCCATCAGCATATCTAACTTCAAGAACTCCATCATTTGCATGAAGAGAAGTGATTCTATTTTTTTCAACTTGCTCTTTATACATCTCATGTACATCATATTCTGTCATGTGACCACCACTCAGGTTTATCTCTGCCTTGTTCCCACTTAGCATAGTGTTTCTCATTGATAACATAATTTCTGTATGCTACTGTAGGATCATCATGTTTGTATTCATCAGGCATAGCTTGTGCTAGAGGTGTCATGCCTATACTTTTAATATTGTCAGGCTGTTTGAACAATGCCTGTGCTAACTTATCAACTGATTTGTGAGTCTTATTATATCTAAAAGTATATTCTTTACCTAAAGCTAAAAAGTGTTTGTAAAGCCAGAAGTAATTAGCACTGGATTCTCTAGCCCATATCGTACAAGGATGATTCCAGTATGCTCGTTTGTATAGTCCATTAGCATCTGCATACTCGTCACCATCTAACTCTCTATGAGCTGTGCATAACATCTGTGCAGTTTCTAATGGCATCTTTACTAGCATCTTATCAGGCTGTGCTCGTGCTGATTTAATCGGACACTTATCAAAATAAAATATATTCATGTTTACTCCTCGTATTTTAATTCTAAATCACTTATAGCTTCTTCAAAGACTGACTCACATTCATAAAAAGCACTCTCTAAATTATGTTCTGCTTCTGTAACTTGATCTAATAGTTCATTCATCTCGTCAAGCAGACCATGTTCATCAGCTAGACCTGCAAGTTTTGATGTGATTTCACCAATGGGATAGCAAAGATACTTAGCTTCTTTAGTTATATCTCTAGACTCTCTTAACGCACACTCTAATTCGTGTCGGATATCTTTAATACCTATCCACTCATTTACTTTATCAAACCTAAACCTTCTGAACTCTCTTGATTCAGTAGCTTCATCTGTTCCTTCAAAGCCATCGAAGTCTCCAAAGAATCCTGTTGGTTTTATTACTCTAACAATATCCATGCCATAATTAAACTTTATAGTTTGTTTAGTTTTAATAGCTTCAATAACATCTAGTGTTGCTTGTGATATGTTGTCAATCATTTTGTTTTT